TGAATGCCTAAAATGAGTTTTTCTGTTGAGGGTTTGCGTGAGCTAGAAAAACAATTAAAACAGTTAGCACCAAAAAAGATTCGAAACTTGAACCGTCGCGCCCTACGCAAAGCCGCCGAACCGGTTGAGACACAGATGAAAGCCAATGCACCGCAAAAATCAGGCGCTTTAGTTGAGTCGATTAAACGGCGCTCTAAAAAAGGCAAAGGCCGGCGCACGGTTGTGAATGTCACCGTAGGGCCTGCGCGTAAAATTCAATACGCTATCGAGCAAGAATATGGCAGCAGTCACCAACCGGCACGGCCGTTTATTCGCCCGGCACTCAATGATAACGCGCAAAAATCCATAGATATTTTTAAAAATGCATTAACCCTAGCGCTGAAAAAACAAAAGTTATGATCGAAGATATCTATTTTGCGCTGCTTGGCACCGGCTGGCCAGTGTTCCCTATGGTGTTACCTAAAAATCAAATACTGCCCGCAGTAACCTACCAGGTCATTGGCGGTGATCGGCGTTATAGTCTGGATGCTCAGGCACATTTACAGAAAAAAACCATACAAATTAGCTGCATCGCGAAAACATATCAAGAATGCAAACTCATGCAAGACAATATCACCGAGCAATTAAACGGCTATCACAATGAAAATATTCAGTTGATTACGTTTGAGTCAGAGCTGGATCAGTATGAACAGGACACGAAAACCTACCGCACTAATTTAACCTTTCATTTAACAGGAGTTGTATAATGAGTGAGTCCATCGGCGCCCTTTCAGAGATTTATCGTGACAGTGATAATGGTGGCAATTACGTTAAGCTTGCCAATATTACTAACATCGGTGAAATCTCATCGAGCCGCGATAAAGTCGACGTCACCGAATACGGCAGTACACAGAAAAAATATAAGCTCGGCCTGAAAGATCATGATGAAATTCAGCTCGATATGAATGTGGCTCAAGACAATAGTGAGCTAAAAAACTTAATCAGTGATCATGATGCGGGCGTAGAGCGCCAGTTTAAAATTATTTTGGCCACCCAACCGAAACGGCAGATTTATGAATTTACCGCCTTAATTACTAATCACAAAATCATCGCCCCATTAACTGAAGCGATTAGCATGAGCGTGAGCTTACAGCCGACCAGTGTGATTGTCCAAAGTGATGAGGTATAAGATGGCTCTCCGTAATGCTTTATTTAATCTTGCGTTTAAAACTGCCCCGGTGACTTTGGGCGAGTTAGAGTTGCAGGTGAAAGAACTCTCCATTGCTGAACAACAATATTATCAACAGCAGCATGCTGATTTAAGCGAAACTGAAGCCAGTTTACTGCTAATTTGCTTATCATTATGCGATTTACAAGGTGCTAAAGTCTTTGATGTCAGTGAATATAAAAAGCTGGCTGAGTTGCCGCTAGGTATCATTAAACAAATCACCGATGCGATTGTTGAAGTCAACGGCTTTAATGAAAGTGCAGCGCATGATCTTAAAAAAAACTAGCTTATGATCATGAACGGCGGTTTTTATTTCGTTTAGCTTTAGCCCTTGGTAAAACGGTGAATCAACTCTCGCAGGAACTTAGCCTGTCTGAATTTAATGAGTGGCTGGCTTACTATGCACTGGAACCGTTTGGCGTGGAAAAAGACGACCACCGCACAGCATTGTTAGTGAGTGCGGTTGTGAATGGGCCCTTGCAGCGCAAAGATAAAACACTATTTACCCCTGATGATTTTATGCCGAACTATAGCGCTGGTGATGAGAAAAAAGCACAAAGCGCGACAGATATGGCCGCTATTTTATCCGCGATCGCAAAGAGAAAATAAATTATGGCAACAATCGGTTCTTTAGTTGTTAATTTAAGTGCAAATTCAGCTGAACTCGTTAAATCCCTTTCTAAAGCAGAACTTGCCAGTAAAAACTTTTCTAAAAAAGTGCAGCGTAATCTGAAAAAAACAACGTTAGCCTTTGCCGCCGTCTCCACCGCGGCGACGGGTGCTGTGGCGGTAATGATAAGTAAGTCCAGTGACTCGATAGATTTACTCGCCAAAACCTCCGACAAGCTCGGGGTCACCACTGAAGCACTGGCGAGCTTACGCCATGCCGCAGAGCTAACGGGTGTATCACAAACTAAGCTTGATATGGGTTTGCAGCGGATGACGCGGCGCTTATCTGAGGCGGCGGCAGGCACGGGTGAAGCACGCAAAGCCTTGGTTGAATTAGGCTTAGATGCTGAGCACTTAAATCAACTCTCCCCGGATGCAGCATTCAAAGAAGTCGCGCGAGCGATGGAAAATGTCGAAGGCCAGTCGGATAAAGTGCGTTTAGCGTTTAAGCTGTTTGATTCGGAAGGGGTGAGCCTGGTGAATACTTTAGCTTTAGGGGCTGAAGGCTTAGATCAAGCGGCGGGTGAAGCGGCACGGCTCGGCATTGCCATTAATCGCATCGATGCAGCCAAAGTTGAGGCCGCGAATGATGCAGCGTATAAAATGCGTCAACTCTTTGTGGGGGTCAGTCACCAGCTCGCGATTACCTTTGCACCGATTATCGAGGATTTAACCACGCGCTTTACTAACGCCGGCACCGCAGCAAGTAGTTTTAGCAGTAATGTACTCAGTGGGTTTTGTGTTGTAGCTAAGTCCTTTGCTATCGTTGGTGATGGTGTGCATTACATCAACATCGGCCTTGATATTATTAGCGCCGGTTTTGCGGTGATGAAAAATATGGCCATTCAATCCCTAACTGCAATTGCTAAGGGGTTAAGTTGGCTCTATCAAAAAATGGGCGAGGGGATTAATTTCGTCCTCTCTCAATATCAAAAAATAGCAGACGCCGGAGCCACATTACCTATCGTTGGTAATAAGTTTGAGCGTCTTGGTCAATCCATAGCGCGCATGAAAGCCAGTGTTTCCGAACGTTTTACCCTTGATACCTCTGGCTTAAAAATAGCAGAAGAAAGCGCGAATAATGTGAATCAAAAGCTCGCACAGCTTTATCAAACTCTATTTTCAAAACGACCCACTGAAAGCGTTGATGCTTATTTTGATGACATTGCAAAAAAAGCCGCCGCCTTAGATGAAAAAATAAGGACATCACAGCCAGAAAAATCCGCGCTGATGGGTGCCTCGCTGCATGTTCAGGATAATCAAAAGCAACTTGATAGCTTAAAAGAGCGCTTGCTGTCTGAAGAAGAAGCCATTCAGCATTCGTATGACAAGCAAAAACGCATTATTTTAGACGCCACGCGTGAAGGCTCAGAAGAGCGTGCGAAATTATTAGAAAAAATTGAAGTGCAAAAAAATACTAAATTAAAGAACTTAGCTCAAAAGCAAGCAAAAGAATTGAATGGCATCGGCCACCAAGCTAAAGAGCTCGCCGGAAATATGGAAGGCAGCTTTAGTAATGCCTTCGCCGGAGTGGTGAAAGGCACAGCCACCGTGTCGGATGCTTTTAGTTCGATGCTCAATGACATGGCCGCCGAAGCCTTATCGATGGCCTCAAAAGGGATTTTCAAAAGTATTTTAGGCGGTGTTATCAGTTCGGTGGGTGGTAGCAGCTTTGCCTCGTGGTTTGGTGGGGGATCTACTGCCGCAGGGGCGAAAGCCTCGGGCGGCACGGTGGCCGCGGGGCAATTGTATCGTGTTAATGAGCAAGGGGCTGAGATTTTTAGCAGTGGTGGCAAAGACTACTTAATGACCGGGAAAAAGTCGGGGTTTGTCACACCCAATCATCAACTCGGCCAAACGGTGATTTCCAACCAGGTGCAAAATAACATCACCATCGCCCCAACAATCAATGCCAGCGGCGCCGATGGTGAACAAGTCAGTGCAGATGTGGTCACCACCATCAAACATATCGTTAATGATCAAATCTTTAAATTAAAAAACAAAAGTTATTGAATGCTTAATTTCCCCAGTCTTTTACCGACTAAAATTGATGCCGATAAAGTCAAACCGCGCCTACGGATAACACCACTGGGCGATGGCTATATGCAACGCGAGGCCGATGGTTTAAATACACTACGCCATTATTTTACTGTGAGCTTTATAGGACTTAGTGAGATAGAAAAAGACAGCCTGATTAATTTTGTTACAGAACGTACCGGATTAGAGGCGTTTTTATGGTATCACCCCGGAGAAAAACGTTATTTTCAAATCATTTGTTCTGAGTGGCAAGCCAATTTACAGCACAACTATTGGACGGTGATTTTACGTTTTGAGGAGGATTTTAACCCACTATGAGTTTAATCGAGTCCGCCAAGATTTATTTATTTACCCTTGATTTAACGCCCTTGCAATCATCAATTAAATATCACTTTTGTCATAGTCCCGATGGTAATCAAGCGGTGAGCTTTGGCGGGGTCGAGTATCAGCCGATTCCGTTAAAAACGGATGGGTTTGAACGCACAACGATCCATCAACCGACGCCCTCAATCGTATTAGGCAATGTAAAACCCTTATTACTGCCATTATTAAAAGCGCATGATAATCTGCGCGGTGCGTTAATTCGCCGCGTGATGACTTACGTTAAACACTTGGATGGCCATAGCGACCCCGACGCCAGTGCCACCTTGCCCGAGCAAGTCTATGTGATTGAACGTAAATCACAGCATAACAATCTAACGATTACCTTTGAATTGGGCAGTAAATTACCGAGTGATTTAAAACTACCCAGACGCACACAGCTCGCCTCATGTTCAAAAATATATCGCCAATGGGATGAAGAACAACAAGTGTGGATCGCCGGCAGCTGCCCTTATGCCGCAGCTCAGTATTACAACGAGTTTGGACAACAAACGACTGATAAAACAAAGGATCAATGTGGTAAAAAACTCGCAAATTGCATGGCGCGCTTCGGCAACGGACACGCTCTGCCCTTTGAAGGATTCGAGGGCATTAAACCTTTTTAAAGCCTATGCCCTAGAGCAATACCCCAAGGAAGCCGTCGGGCTGATTTTACCCGCAGATCATTTTATGCCCTGCCCTAATTTATCAACGACGCCAGAAGAGAATTTTTGCATTGATCCTACTCAACTCATTGATACCCCGAGCGGTACGCTACTGATACATTCCCATCCTGACGGCACGGTTGAACCCTCATTAGCGGATATGGTCGGTCAACGCGATACAGGGTTATTGTGGGGGATTGTTGCACTCAATCAACACGCAATCACGGATGTCATTGTTTTTGGTGAGCAGTTATTCACCCAGCAATTACTCGAACGACCGTTTTTGCATGGTATTTTTGATTGTTATTCGTTGATTCGTGATTTTTATGCCGTTGAAAAAAAGATTTTTTTGCCTGATTTTCCGCGTCAACGTTCGTGGTGGGAAATCGAAAAATATAATTTATATGAGCGGTATTTTACCGACGCCAGTTTTATCGAAGTGGATAAAGCCAGTCCATTGCACCGCGGTGATGTGTTATTGATGCGCGTTGGCCGCACCACCTGCATTAATCATGGCGCCATTTATTTAGGTGAAGATTGCCGACTCAAAGAAGATCGTAATGCTGTCAGCTTGCCCGGGATGATTTTACACCATGTCTGTGACAACTTAAGCCGCCGTGAAATGTTGAGCGAGTGGCAAAAACGCATTGCAAAGGTGGTTCGTTATGAAAACTAAAATTTACCTGCATGGACGTTTAGGCCGCATTTGCGGCTCTTTTTTTGAGCTTAAAATCAATCACGCTCGTGAGGCGATTTATGCTTTATCAACACAGTTGCCTGAGTTTAAAAAAATCATTCAATCCGGTGAGTGGGCAATTTTTCGAAAGCGCAAATCACTGAACTTAGAACAGTTAGAGTTAAATTGTGCCGGCGGTGAATTACATATTGTGCCTAAGCCGAAGGGGGCGAAGAATTCAGGGTTTGTCCAAGTTTTAATCGGTGCGGCTTTAATTACTGCCGGTTACTTTTCGGTCGGGACGGCATTGGCGCCGATTGCTGGAGGGCTCAGTGCCGCAGGTACAGGTCTTGTGATCAGTGGGGCGTTGACGATGCTCTCCCCTCAGCCGAGTTATGATAATGATTACAGTACCACCGACCCGAATGCCTCCACCTTATTTAGCGGTGTCGATAATGTTGCCGCGCCCGGAGCGCCGGTGCCCTTAGTTTATGGTGAGCACTTGGTGGGTAGTTCAGTGGTGTCGAGTCAGTATAAAACCTTATGAAAAAGACAATTCATGGCGCCGGTGGTGGTGGCGGTAAAGGTGGCGGTAGTACTCATACCCCCACCGAAGCCCCTAACACCCTCTCTACCAATGCCGTTGTAACTCTCGTCGATTTACTTGGCGAGGGTGAAATTGAGGGTTTAGTGAATGGCGCCCAGTCGGTGTATTTTGATGATACCCCGCTGCAAAATCCTGATGGTTCGTATAACTTTGAAGGAGTAACGCTTAAAAGCAATCACGGCACACCTTCACAAGATTATTTACCCGGTTTTGCTGAGTCAGCCAGTGAAGAAGCCTTTAATGTAAAAGTCACCCATGAACAGCCGGTGATTCGTACCGTTGGCCGCCAAGAGACCAATGAACTTCGCGTTAAAATCGGCTTGGATGCGCTCACCGAATATGCAACTAACGGCGACATTAACGGCTCTAGCGTGCATATTCGCCTGTATTTAAATAATGTACTGGTGGTGAATCATGAAATTACCGGCAAAACGACAAGTAAGCTTGAACAGACCTTTATTATTAAAGTCTCTCCTGGGTATTATATTGCAGACATCGAAACCTCTGATGTTGTTCTTGATAACCTTGATGAGTACTTTAGTTGGAAGCGCGCCGGTGCACATGCAATCACCAATAATTATTATAAACCCACCCACTTTGCCTATCCCTACACCTTAAAAGTTGAACGGGTCACTGAAGATACCGATTCGAGTCGGGTGCAAAATAGTATTTATTTAACCAGCATCACCGATGTCATTGATACAAAGCTTAGCTATCCCAACAGTGCGGTGGTGGGCTTGGAGTTTAGCGCCGCGCAATTTGGTAATCAATTGCCCAAACGCAGTTATTTAATCCGTGGCTTAAAAATTCAAATCCCGACTAATTACGACCCCAGTACACGAATTTATAGCGGAATTTGGGACGGCAGCTTTAAAACAGAATATTCGAATAATCCAGCCTGGGTATTTTATGACTTACTCATCAATGAGCGTTATGGTGCCGGTCATTATCTTGTAGATGCTGATGTAGACAAATGGGAACTCTATAGCATCGCCCAGTATTGTGATGAATTGGTGCCGGATGGGCGTGGCGGCAAGCAACCGCGGTTTTGCTGTAATTTAGCAATTAACAATCAAAACCAAGCGCTCAACATGATTACTCAGCTGACCTCGATTTTTCGGGGGATGGCTTATGATGCGGCGGGGACCATTCAATTTAGTCAAGACCGCCCACGCGAGCCGTCGATGCTGATTACTCAAACCGATGTAGTGAACGGCCAATTTGATTATCAGACGAGCAGCATTAAAGAATTGCATTCGGTCTGTGTGGTCGCCTTTAGAAATCCAGATTTAAACTATGCCATTGATCAAGAAGTCGTGGAGGATGCCAGCCGCTTAGCGCGCTTAGGTGAGCGCCGCTTGGAAATTACTGCGGTCGGTTGCACCTCCCGATCTCAAGCGATGCGCCAAGGGCTTTGGGCACTGCAATCGGAGGCACAGAGTGAGATGATAAGCTACAAAGCCACGCAAGACCACATTCATTCACTGCCGAGCGATATTGTTAAAATCTTTGATCCGGATATGGATCAAGAACAAGGGGTGGCCGGTGTCATTACCGCGGTGGCTGATCATGTGATTACTTTAGATCGTGAGGTCAGTTTATCCAGTCAAAACACTCTGATGATCTTTTCAACAGAGCAAGGGATTGAAGAATATACAGTGATTGGTGCGCCCGGGTCTAGAAGGCTGGAGGTAGACCGCACCATCATCGCTGATGTAGGCGCACGCTGGGTAGTATATCACTCTACACCACCGAAGCAATGGCGCATTACGGCCATTACGGAAGAAGACGACGGCACCTATACCGTCAATGCAATTGCCCATGACCCAGATAAATATCAAAAAATCGATGAAGAGCGAGCGCTAGGGGTCAGCAAAGAAAACACTCCAATTCCAAGCTTAAAAGCACCGAGTAATTACCGTGTTGAACAGAGCCTCAGCTATCACGGCGGCATGGTCGAAGCGGTTTTAATTGTTGCGTTTGATGGCGACCCGAATGCGGCCTATTACGAGTATCAAGTCCGCAGCAATGACGGGAATTATTCAGACGTTAAAACCACGCATTTAAATCACATTGAATTGAATAGCACAGGTGCAACATACACCTTTCGAGTGCGTGCGATGGGTTGGTTTGGGCAACGTAGCGGCTATTCAACATATCGCTGTAGCGCATCGCTGGAGCAGCAGATTCCTGACAATGTCAGCCGTTTTGTGTCCTCGTATAGCGATAAAATCGCCGTTTTAGAATGGGCTAAAAATCCAGAGTTGTATGTTAAACACTATGAAATCAGGCAGGGTACCGCCTGGGAAAACTCAATTCTCATTGCAGAACTTAATAGCACCACACTGCATCTAACTCATGCCAGACCTGGCTTTTATTTGATTAAAGCGGTGAGTCAGTGGGGGATTAAATCAGCTGAAGCGAGTGCGTTAGAGCTGACCGACTTAACCCCTTTAAACATTATTCAAGAATACGATTATGCCGCTAATGATTGGCCGGGCGAATTTCATCATACCGCTGTTAATAATAATAACCATATTCGCTTATTTTCATACTACTCTTGGGGCGGTATGACTCAATCCTGGGAGGATTACGCCCTCCGTCATCTGAAGTGCAACACTCAGTAGAGAGTTCATATTCATACAGATAAACTCTCTAGTT